TGGCGGTATGCCTCCCCCACCTGGCGGTATGCCTCCAGGTATGCCACCTTCCCCAATGTAAACAGGAGTAATCATGGACTTGTTCAAACCTCGTGGTAATTCACAACCCCGTCGCCCTACTGACAACAACCAAAAAAATGGCGTGGTGGTTAACACCCCCCGTTATTCACAACTTGGTGGTTTGTCTGCTGCGGCAAAAGCTGCATTCGGCGGCATGAAGGTTGAAAAACCTGCTGACGGCAAAAAAGTCATTTAATACGATAAGAGGGTAAAAAAATGTCTTTAGAAAATCTTTCCTTAGAAGCCCGTGACGAGTTGGCATCCTTGATGCAGACTCTGGCTGATTCTCCCGATACACGGGAGGACATCTTGCGTTTAACTAAAAAAGTTAAACCCAACTTGAACATTCCTGAAATTGATTTAAAAGATAGGACCAACCAAGAGTTGGACAAAATTCGTCAGGAAAATGAATCTTTGCGTAACGAGTTTCGTACCCGTGATGCACAAGCCGAGTTGGACAAACGTCGCAAATCACTGGTGAAAAAAGGTTTGGTTTCATCTGAGGATGAGATTGATGCAGTGGAAAAAGTGATGTTGGAGAAAAAAATCTCTGACCACGAAACCGCCGCTGAATATCATCGCTTCATGAAAGAAGCTGCGAAGCCAACCCCTACTGGATACAATCCTTCCGCAATTCGTGGACTCAACCTCCAACAATTCTGGAAAGACCCACGGGGTGCAGCGCAGCAAGAGGCAGTTAAGGCTTTCCAAGATTTGCGTAAGCCACAACGCCCAATCGGTTTGTAAAAAGAGGGTGCAATTTTGTCAGGGCAGCAATGCCTACTTTGAGGAGCTAATATGGCTATAGGTGGTGGTATTCTGCCCCAGACAGGTAGTTCGCAATTTACGGAGTTAACGTACGTTACCCGTAGAGCGTTCATTCCTAAACTGGTTGTGCAGTTGTATAACAGCACACCCTTGATGGCAGCGTTGATTGCAAACAGTCAACAAGCCAGCGGTGGTGTTTCTTCTGTAACTGTCCCCGTTCAGGGCGCTCAGTTTGTTAACGCTCAGTGGTCTGACTACAGCGGCTCGTTCGCTCAACCGTCAGTCCAACAAGGTGCGTACAACGCTGAGTACGACTTGAAGTTGATGATTTCTCCCGTGCCGTTCCTCGGTATGGAAGGTGTCGCACAACAAGACGCTGCAATCATTCCTTTGATTGAAGCTCGTATGAACGACGCAACCAACGTGATGATGGATGCAATGGCTACCGCCTTGTATAACAACACCACAAACAACCAACAGTTCATCGGCTTGCCCGCTGCTGTGGATGACGGTACTGGTGGCGCAACTTACCAAACCACTTACGGTAACATCAACCGTAATACATACTCTTGGTGGCAATCCAAGGTGTATAACGCTGGTAACGTTAACCCAACTCGTCAAAACATTCTTCAGTACATCTCTGGTACTGTTAAACGTGGCGCTGAAATGCCATCGTTTGGCGTGTGCGGTTTCGGTACTTGGACTTTGTTGGCTCAAGACTTTGTGGGTCAAGAGCAATACGTTATCACCCCAGGCTCTGGCTTTGACGGTGACAACAATGGTCCTCAAGCCGCTTTCCGTGCTTTGATGGTCGCTGGTGTGCCAATCTATCCAGACCCATACTGCCCAGAAGGTACTGTGTACTTCCTGAACACTAACTACTTGTCGTTGTACATCCACGAACAAGGCTCGTTTGTGTTTACTGGATTTGAATCAACACTTCCAAACTGGCAAATTGGTTATGTGGGTGCTGTTCTTATGATTGCTGAATTGGTGTCTGTGAAGCCCAAGTCAATGTCTAAGATTAACAACTACAACTACTTGTCACTGTAAGGAGAAAAAATCATGTCATTAGCACTGAACAAAATCATCCTTGCAAATGCAAACGCAAACACGCCTGGTGCGTATTTCCAGTTTGCTAACTTGACAGTTACAACCGTCGGTAACGTTGTTCCCGCTGGTTTGTACCTTGTTCCTCCCACTGCGAACGTCACTATCAACATGACTTCTGGTGTCAACGCCACAACTGGCAACATCACATCTGTTGGTCCATTGTTGGCAAATAACACTGGCGGCGTGATTGTGTCTGACGGCGTGAACGTGTTTGCAAACGCTGCAACCGCCAATACAACTATCCAAGTTTTGACAGTTGACGGTGGTATCAACGTTTCTGGCACTTACAACGCATCTTAAGGAGCAATAATGGCTAATCCCGATTCAGTCAGTCAGTATTATCTCGATTCGTTTGGGAATGGTCGTATTGGTCAAGGTCCGTTGGCGAATTTGTCTGCCGCTGCTAACGCAGTGGTGACAATTCCCATCTTGAGTGGCGGTTTAACCAACAGCGGAAACCTTACTGGTTCAGGTGCTGTGATTGTTCGTCGAGTAACAGTCAACGCACCTACTGGTAATGTTTCTAGCGCAAACGTCTCGATTACGACAAGTAACGATGGCAACCTGTCTAACGCAGTGGTGTCTCCCGTTATCTTGGCTAACGTGACAGCGGTTAACCGTTATCAAGACTTGACTATTGCTCAACCATATCTGTCTAACACGACAGTCTCTGGTTCTGTTACTCAGGCTTTGTATGTCAACGTGCATACTGGCTCTAGCAACAGCAACACGGTAAACTTCCAAGTTTACGGCGACGTTGTGTCTTTCTGATGGAAAACGTATTTGTAACCAATCGTGGCAACACCGAATTAACTATCGGTTATGACGGTGTTGTCTACGAATTCAAAAAGAACGTTCCCGTTGAGATTCCTCTGGACGGGGCTGTCAAATTGTTTGGTTACAAACTACAAGACAGAGAACATATTTTGGTTCGGCATGGGTGGATTAACACTCATGCGGAGCTTGAAGAAAGTTTGAAAAAGCTGGACCAGTTTGTAATAACAACTGAGAAGCCTCAACAAGACAGCTCGTTACCCTCGGCTGTTGGCGTAGTACCCCTGCGGATTGAAAAATCCGCTGGGGGAAAGTTCCATCAAAAACGGGTAGCATAACAATGGATGCTTCATGCCAGCGCTCAATGACTACCTCTATCAAGTCGAAAATTTGTTGCATGACTCAAACAATGTCTTTTGGTCGCAAAGTCAGCTAACAAATTACATCAACGAGGCTAGAGAGCGCCTTGTAAGGGACACGGGTTGCCTAAGAACAATTCAAAATACCCAAACTCCCATTGCATCTTCCAACCCATATCTGGGTACAAACAACAACACAACTCCTGCATCCACTTGGACAGCTAACACGGCTGTAACTGCGGGTCAGTATGTGTTCAGCAACATCTATATTTATCAGTACCAAACATCGGGAACATCTGGCAGCACAGCGCCAGCATATCCCACGGGTACAAACATTTTCCCGCCTACAACGTCTTTTGCAGACGGTACTGCTACCCTGCAATACGTCCAAAACGCTGAAATTATCCCGTTTGCGGCACTGCCTGACGGAATTCAGACCATAGACATCTTGGGTATCAATTTGTACTGGGGCAACAGTCGCATTCCTATGCGTTATTTGCCCTGGTCAGACTTCACGGCTCAATTGCGTTACTGGCAAAATTACGTTGGTCGCCCTATTTGTTTCTCTGTGTACGGTCAGCAGCAGTTCTACATTGCGCCTGTGCCCGACCAATCGTATTACATTGAGTTGGATACGGTGATTTTGCCTTCTCCATTGGTTTTGACTTCTCCTACTGCCACTGACTCAATTCTTGACCCGTACAGCACGGCTGTGCAGTATTACGCTGCTTACAAAGCCAAGTTTTACGAACAATCCTACGGCGAAGCAGAGATTTTTAAACAAGAGTACAACAAGCACGTTCTCAACATCCTGAATTCAACGTATACACGACGTATTCCTAACCCCTATAGCAGTGGAGGTTAAGAATGGCATCAGCAGAGCAAAAGAAAAGCTATGCGGTCATCAAACAATTCAAGGGAATTGATACCAAAGCCAACCGCACGGCTATTGAGAAAGATGAGTTTTACTGGCTAGAAAATGCCATGCCTATTGGCTCTGGCAACTTGCGTATCACGCCACAATCGGCATACGTCACAAATTCTGCCAACGCAACCGTGGTGTTTTCTAACACCGTGACCTATTTGACATCTGTCAATGTGCAAGATGACTACATCATTGCTTCTGAAACAGATGGTCGGATGGAATATTTTGACTTGGGAACAAAAGCGTTTGGTAACGTTGCCCCCTCTGGCACGTTTTCTGCATCTGGCGTTAGCGCAACGCAGTACCAAAACACCAATATGTTCATTGGAGACCCTACTAACGGTCTCTATGAATGGGATGGCGGCAATTTGGTGTCTATTGGCTCTGTAGCGGTCATTGGCATCACAAACCCAGGCTCTGGGTACTCATCTGCTCCCAACGTCAAAATTTCAGCGCCCAATCAGACCAACGGCGTTCAAGCAACGGCTGTGGCGACCATCACATCCAACGTTGTCACGGCAATTAGCCTGACAAACACGGGTAGCGGGTACACATCTCAACCGACAGTGACCATCACGGGCGGTGGTGGTACGGGTGCAGCGGCTATTGCCCAGTTGACCACGTTCAAAACGGGCACAGTGGCGGTGCAAGTGACCAACGGCGGGTTTGGATATGGTGCAAACGGCACGTTTTATGTGACTTTCTCTGGTGGCGGCGGCTCTGGGGCGAATGCCACGGCAATTGTGTCTGGAAATGCCGTTACGCAAGTCATCATGAACAATCCTGGCTCTGGCTATACGTCAGCGCCTACCGTGAGCTTCTCTAACGGCTATTCTGGCAATGTAACGGCGAATGCAACCGCTACAGCGGTGGTCAACACCAACGGAATTGTGGACGTTGCAACCTTTTCAGGGCGTGTTTGGGTGGCTGCTGGGCGTACTGTTTACGCTTCTAGCGCTGTTTCCCCCACTGACTTCAGCTCTGTGTCTGCTGTGGCGTTCAATTTGTCAGATTCAACGCTGCACGGCAACATTCAAGCCCTGCTGTCGGCTAACAACTTCTTGTACATCTTTGGCGACGATAGCATCAACGTTTTCTCTAACCTGCAAGTGACTTCCACGGGCAGCACGGTGTTCACCAACACCAACGTTTCTGCTTCTATCGGTTCTAAACGCATTTACGCCATCTTCCCGTACTTCCGTTCTGTGCTTTTTATGAACGATTACGGGGTGTACGCCCTTGTCGGGTCTACAACCACCAAAATATCAGACCCTCTGGACGGGATTTTCCCTTACATTGATTTTACAAAGCCAATTACGGCGGGTCAAACGCTGCTCAACAACATTTTGTGTGCGGTGTTTAACTTTTACGTCAGTCCGTCGTGTCCTTACGGGTTTGGCGGTGATAGATACATCCAAGCGGTGTTTTTTGACAAGAAATGGTTTATCACAAGCCAAGTGCAACCGATTCAGTACGTCACATCTGCGCCAGTGTCAGGAAAAATTAACTTGTACGGCACAGATACAAGCCGCCAGTTGAATCAGTTGTACTCAAATACGTCCAGCAACATCAACAGTTACATTCAAACGGCTTTGCAGGATATGGGCGACCCTATCCGCACCAAACAAGCCTTAAAATTTGCTGTAGAAGCCACTTTGGTGGCGGCTGGTACGTTCAACATTACAGTTGACAGTGAGAGTGGTTCTAGTCCAATATACACCTTGTCAAACGGCTCGGTTGCTTGGTACAACAATTCTGGTCAATCGGTAATTTGGACTAACAATTCTGGTGCAACCATTGGATGGCAAGCAGAAACTGGGTACTTTTTGTACAAGTCTGATGCACAGCAGTACGGTAAATATTTGGGTCTAACAATGACATCAAGTAACCCCGCATTTACCGTCAATACGTTTGAATTTGAACATGAATTGAGAGTGAGGTTCTAAATGTCTGGTGTACCGTATACATTTGCAAATGCGTCAACGTCTATCCCACTTACTCAGTTGGATAGCAACTTTCAAACGCCTGTAACCATTGGTAATGCGTCTGTTGCTTTGGGCAACACCATCACAACCATTGGTAATGTGACCCTGGCAAACGCCACTATTAGCGGAAGTTCACTGAACAACTCTAATGCGGCAAACGTCACCATCACAAACTACACAGAAACCTACGCTACTGCCACGGGTAACGTGACTATTGCGCTGGGTAACGGAACTTTTTACGAAGTGACCACTAACAACGCCACAACAATTACGTTGCCTAACAGTGTGCAAGGTAAGAGTTTTACGGTGATTGTTTCCTACAACGGCGCAAACACGGTGTCGTGGACGGGTGGTTCTACGCTCAAGTGGGCGGGTAACTCTACGCCTACGCCAACGTCTGTGAATGGCAAATACGACATTTT